CTCGAGCACTACTGTATGCAGGACGTGCGCGTCACGGTGCGCCTGTTTAACCAGATCGACAAGCTCAAGCTGTCACCCGCCGCAGTCGACCTCGAGCACAGGTTCGCCAAAGTCTGCTACGACATGGAGGCTGTCGGCTTCCCGTTCAACTACAGCGCAGCTGACGACCTGCAGGCGCTGCTCCAGCGACGCCAGGATGATCTGACTGCTGAGCTCACCGACAAGTACGGTGGTTGGTACGAGCCCGACGGTGACGTCGTGGTTCCGAAGCGCAGCGCCAAGTACAAGACGAGACCCGAGGTCACAGCCGGCGTGCCTTACCAGAAGGTGAAGTATGTCGTGCTCAACCCCGGCTCCCGGCAGCACATCGAGCGTGTGCTGCGTAGTGAGGGCTGGGTGCCCAGCGTCTTCACCGACACAAGCGGCGCTGCGAAGATCGATGAGTCGACACTCATGGCGATCGCCGACAAGTACCCCAGCGCCAAGCTGTTCGCTGAGCAGTTCACGGTACAGAAGCGCCTTGGTCTGCTCGAGAGCTGGCTCGAGGCAGGACACACCGGCCGCATACACGCAACGACCATACCCAACTCATGTGCAACCAGTCGAACCAGCAGTAGGTCGCCAAATTTGCAGCAAATACCGAGCGTCCACAGTGCTTACGGTCGAGAGTGTCGTAGCTTGTTCACCGCCGGCGACGGCCGTGTGCTGTTAGCAGCTGACCTCGACAAGGCCGAGCTGATGCTGCTTGCCCACTACATGGCCCGCTACGATGGCGGCGCATACGCAGCGATGCTGACCGAGGGCGACATCCACCAGACCAACGCCGACGCTATGGGTGTCAGCCGGCAGGTCGGAAAGCGCACGATCTTCGCCCTGTTGTACGGCTCGGGTGATAAGCTCTTGGGCGAGATCACCGGGCGCCCTGGTGCTGAGATACGAGCCGACCTGATGGAGGCCTTTCCAGCGCTCGACAAACTAATCAACGACGTGCAGGCACGGGTCGCCAAAGACGGACGCTTTAAGGCTCTCGATGGTCGGATGATCCCGTGCGCCGGACGCTTCAAAGCACTCAACTACCTAATCCAATCGAGCACCTCGATCGTCGGTAAGCAGTGGGCCTCCCTTGCTGTCGAGCGTATCGCAGCTGCGCAGATCCCGTGCAACCTCGTCGCCTACGTCCACGACGAAATCCAGTTCGACTGTGCGCCTGAGTACGTCGAGTGGGTCAGCGACGTAATCAAAAGCTCGCTCGCTGAAGCGTGCAAGTTCTACGAACTGCGCGTCAACATGACGTGTGAAACCCAGACCGGCCCTGACTGGTCACAAAGCCACTGATGAAAGGACACAACATGTCGCTCTACAAAAACATGAACGCCCGAAAGAAAGCAGGGACCAGCCGCAGCAAGTCTGACTCGACTGTCAGCGAGAAGACCTACAAGGCGATGAAGAACAAGACCGGAGGTTTTGCCAAGAAAGGCAAGAAATGACGGACAAGTATCTCATCATAACAAAGGACGGCTGCAAATGGTGTGTCGAGGCCAAGGCCTTCTTAGACAGCCAAGAGATGCCCTACGTCGAGGTCAACATAACCGACGACGAAGACGCCAAAGCTGCGCTCAAACGTGTAGGCTGGCGCACCGTCCCCATTATCGTACCTATGGGCAAGGCACGTACATTTGAAAGCTTCCGGCATGCGAGCCTTAATTGATACGGACGTTCTAGTCTATCAAGCAGCAAGTGCTGCGACCACCATCATGGAAGCTGACTACGGGGACGACCTTGTGTTGTTCCCGACGGTCAGCGTCGGTGAGGCCTGTACGATCTTCGACCATCTTGTCGAGCAGATCCGTGACATGACGGAGGCTGACGAGCTGTTCTTTGCGTTGTCGGCACCGACCAATTTTCGCAAGACACTATACGCCGACTACAAGGCCAACCGTAAGGGCGATCGGCCGATGGCCTATGGTCACCTACGTGAGCATGCGGTCGACAAATACAGCGCCGAGTGGATTGAGAACCTCGAGGGCGACGACGTCATCGGGATCCACAGTGGGCCAGGTACGATCATCTGGTCGATCGACAAAGACATGCGCACGCTCCCCGGCTTGCACCTCGATACCGCCACCGGCGACACGATCGAGGTCACTGAGGGCGATGCGTTGCGTAACTGGATGACTCAGACGCTGACGGGCGACAGCGCTGACAACTACCCAGGCTGTCGAGGCATCGGCAAAGTACGAGCAGAGCGCCTGCTTGAGGACGTCGAGCCAACCATTGAGGCTATCTGGCCTGTGGTCGTGAAGGCCTACGCCAAGGCGGGACAGACGGAAGCAGACGCGATCGTCATGGCCCAGCTCGCCCGCATTCTACATCCAAATGATTATCAAAAAGGGGAGATCCAACTGTGGACACCGACGATCCAATAAACCCAGGACACTATACGAAAGGCATCAGCGCCTACTCGTACATTGCCAGCTGGAATATGGGCTATGAGGCCGGCAACATCATTAAGTACGTGACGCGCTTTCCGTACAAGAACCCGAGCAACCCGACACAGGATCTCGAGAAGGCCAAATGGTATCTCGAGGAGCTGATTAGCCGTGTCGAGCGGGAGGGTGCCGACGATGTTTGATACAGTGAACGGCTTTGCCAAAGCTGCAGGCCAAACACACAACGGCGAAGGCCTGTTCAGCGACGCTGACACTGTGGCCCTGCGCCTGCGTCTGATCACCGAGGAGTTCCTCGAGCTGACCGAGGCGATGCACAAGGCACACCACGAGCCAACCACCGAGAACAAAGCGCACGCGCTGAAGGAGATGTGTGATCTCCTGTACGTGACGCTGGGGCTCGGTGTCGTGTTCTTCAAGCCAGATGTATGTACAAATGCGTACGCTGCCGTACACGACAACAACATGACCAAGGTCACCGGAGCCGTCGACAAAAAGAACGGCAAAGTAACAAAGCCAAAAAACTATAAGCCGGTGGACCTGACCCCGCTGGTACGGGGAGAGAGCCTGTGAGCCGACCAAACACTTATTTTCGTAATTCCTTCGCCGAGGATATCTTCAACGCCAAATACAGATCTGACCCAAACGAGACATGGGCTGACCGGGTGCGTATTGTTGTCGAGGATGTAGCCCAGCACATGATGTCAGCTGACGAGAAAGAGCAGCTGATTAAGTACGCTACCGACATGAAGGTACTGTTTGGTGGCCGCTACATCTACTACGGTGGCCGGCCGAACAAGTTCTTCAACAACTGCTACCTGCTGCGCGCCGAAGAAGACTCGCGAGAGGACTGGGCAAACCTGTCGTGGAAGTCCGAGAGCTGTTTGATGACGGGTGGCGGTATCGGGGTCGACTACAGTATCTATCGACCAGCCGGCTCCAAGATCGAACGCACTGGTGGCACAGCCAGCGGCCCGATTCCCAAGATGACGATGATCAACGAGATCGGTCGCCGTGTCATGCAAGGCGGGAGCCGTCGAAGCGCCATATATGCGTCATTGAACTGGCAACACGGCGACGTCCATGACTTCCTTGTGGCTAAAGACTGGCAGAACATGCCGGTGCCAGGAACCGACAAGACGCTCTGGGATCTGAAGCAAGACGACTTCAACTGGCCGGCGCCTCTCGACATGACCAACATCAGCGTGAACTACGATACCGCTTGGTTGCTCGAGTATTACAAGACAGGCGAGCCGGGAACGGTGTTCCGCAAGAATGTCGCCCAAGCTCTGCGCACCAGCGAGCCTGGATTCTCCTTTAACTTCCTCGACAAAGAGAACGAAACGCTCCGCAATGCCTGCACAGAGGTGACAAGCTCCGAAGATTCGGACTGCTGCAACCTGAGTTCTGTTAACCTAAGCAGAATTGAAACCTTAGATGAGCTTACAGACGTCGTTCACTTGACGACGAAGTTCCTGTTATGCGGCACAGAGCGTGCTGACCTGCCATTTCCTAAGGTCTGGGAGACAAGATCCAGAACGAGAAGGCTCGGACTCGGATTGATGGGAATCCACGAGTGGCTCATCTCTCGCGGATCGAAGTACGAGGTAACCCCCGAGCTGCATAAGTGGCTGGCAGTCTGGCAGACTGAGTCCGACCGCACAGCGAAGTCGTTTGCTGACCAGCTCGGCGTCAACCGCCCGTGGGGCGTACGTGCCATCGCTCCGACCGGCACGATCGGCATCCTCGCCGGCACGACAACAGGCATCGAGCCTATCTTCGCGACAGCCTACAAGCGTCGATACCTCGTCGGCGGTACTGAGTGGCGTTACCAGTACGTGATCGACAGCGCTGCACAGCAGATGATCGACCAGTACGGTGTCGACCCTGAGTCTGTCGAGTCAGCGCTGGATCTGGCCGCTGAGCCGGAGCGTCGGGTGAAATTCCAAGCCGACATCCAAGACTACGTTGACCAGTCGATCAGCTCGACCATCAACCTCCCGGCTTGGGGCACGCCGCTGAACAACGAGGACAGTGTCGAGACCTATGTCGAACTGTTTGCGCGCTACGCACCACGCCTGCGCGGCATGACGGTGTATGCCGACGGGTCTCGTGGTGGTCAGCCACTGACGAGCGTGCCTTATGAAGAGGCTAAGAAATGGGAGGGCGAGACCTTCACCGAAACTCACGACATCTGTGACATCAGCGGAAGCGGTGGATCATGCGGGATCTGACCGACAAGCCACCGGCTCCGACACCGATCGTCACCAAGGAATTGCTCGAGTACTTGCTCGAGCGATACCCCGACCGCGTCCCAAGTGTCGACGCTACTGACCGGCAGATATGGTTATCTGTCGGCCAGGTGGCCGTGGTCAGGCAT